TTGCTAATGTCACCAGTGCAACGGCAAACAATGATCCAACAAGCAACCCACCACCACTAGCAACAGCATAAGGTGCGGTGAGGGTTAGGGTATCTCCCTCTTGAATATAATTTTTAGCCATGACTTATGCTCCTAAGTTTCTGTAAACAGCACGCGATTCAATCGCGGCAACACCAAAATCAAGACGGACTTTGTATTTCACACCGTCTACATCAAAGCCGTTTTGTTGCTCTAAATACGGTGTATCGTTACCGTTTAAAAACGCCACTTCAAATGCCGGCATGATAGCTGGGTCAGCAAAGTAATAACGCGTTGTTCCAGACAAACGAGGCGAATCAATAATGTCGCTAAATAAACCAGCCACCTGATTGATGCGTTGGAGTTTATTGGTAGCATCAGGATCATATTCAGAGCGATTGATGACACGAGCAGTACCTCCGAGTTCAACGGGTAAAAGTAAAACGCTAGGCTTAATATCGAGAAAATCATTACCGCCAACATTCATTTGCTTGGCCATCGCAACACGATCTGCGTCGATGCTTGTCACCGTTAATGCTGTGCCTGTTGCCGATGTGTTTTTATGATTAGCATGGAATAATGTAAAACCATCTGACATGGTTGGATTAGCGAGTAACATCGCATAAACGGCTTTCTCAATCGTTAATGCCGCTGCTTTGCCAAGTGTTTCTGCAACAGTTAAAAATGCGCCCAAATCATCATTGACAATCATTTGACGCGAAATATTGACGATATTTCCGTACGTAGTTACTTTAATTGCTTCTGCTTCAGCATCACTCAAACTTTTGTTTTTGAATTCACCGTCTTCAGGTACCGCATCAAGCGTTCCGATGCTTCCCAGTTTTAATCGTTTCCAATCACGAAAATCAGTGACATTGCCGGTCTTACAAAAACGGCGCCACGTGTCGGCAACCGTGTTGTAATTCATTAATACAGTGCGATTTAATGTGTTTTCTAAAATCACACCAAAATCTGACGTTGAACTCGTAAACGCACGTTTTACAATCTCGTCATCACTTAAACCGCGTGTGTTCTCACCTGCGTTTTCTAAACAATCACGGGCAATTTCACGCGCACGTTTGCCGACAAATGGATTGCCTTGCAGTTTTTCGTGTTTTTCTTCAGATTTTAGCAAGCCGTTTCTCGCTAAAATGGCGTCTGTTGCTGCTGTACGCAGTTTATCTGCGCCTAAACTCACGATTTGAATATCAGCGCCGCCGCGAGTATTTGTTACGATTTGTTGATCTGCTTTGACCAATTCCTCAAAAATCAGCTTTCTTGCCAAATCAATACTTGTACCGTCTTTGATAAATTTATCTGCTAATTCATCAGATAATTTCATATTACGAACAGTTAATTTAATGTCTTCAATTCGTTGACGTTCAGTTTTAATTGCTTCGCTGCGGACAGCGTCTACATCAACGGCTTGGGGTTTTACATCCTGACCGTGTGGTTCATTTGAAGCGGGCATAAAAGCCTCCTTATTTTGGTTAGTTAAATTTTCGGAGCGCACTTGCGCCCCAATATCTGCGGGAACTGGCACTAATGACAGCTCCATAGGTAGCCACTCGACGGCGGTATAAGTCGGAATTTCACCGTCACGTTTTTCGATTTCATATTTTTTAACTTGATATCCCACGCTAATTGAGCGAAGGATGCCGGATTTAACATCTTGAACAATAGAAGCAACATCATCACGACTTGAAAAACGTACTAATGCTTTGCCAACGTTTTTATCAATCCAAGCACGTTCCACAACACCGATAACAGATTCCAAGCTGTAGTCCATGTGATTATTTAAAAGCGGCGCTCCGCTGTTTAAACGTGTTAAATCCACTGAGGCTGTTGATACATCTAAAATTTCGTTGAAATAAGTATTGTTTTGAGAGTCATAACGTCTAACCCCGACACCTGTTGACCAAACGACTTCGATTGTTAAATTTTCAGCATCAAAGGTTGTAGGTTGAAATACTGCACGGGTACTTAATAACTCATTTTTTTGATATGTAATATTTTCAGGCATTTGTTGATCCTTGTTTTTTGGTTAAATCCACGCGCGGATCGGTATCTAAAATAAGTTTTAATTTATCGAGTTCGCGGTTTGATTCTGCGATTTCCGCATAGACTTTTTGCGGATTAAATCCTTGCGCTCTCAGCGCTTCAGGCAGTGACATGAGGCCAGCACGAACGGCTTTGATAATTGCCGGAATTTCACGCGTTGGATCAACAAGTGTTCGCGCTGGTGGTGTCCATTCGAATGTAGCGTTTCTAGTATTGATGCCAGCGCCGCCGGCGTTTTTTAAAAATTCTTTGCTTACCTGTTCGCAAAAAATAGGAATTAAAATATTCCACTGCCACTGATCTACGTTTCTAAGCAGCGTATTAAATCCCATACGTGCCGATGAAAAATTGACTTGCGACATATCGCCTGTTAATTCTTCATAAGTAATGCCTACGCCGGCGGCAATCTCGCGTAAGGTTTCACGGACAAATTCGCTATTCTCAACTTTTGGCGGGGTTGAAAACTCGACTTTACGCCCTGCTTTGAGCGCGTACATCGTGCCGGGAATTAAATCGGGCGCGTCGGGGGATTCGTCTTCTTCTTTTTCTTGTATAAAATCTTGTGGCGTTTCGTCTGTGATAAAACCAGCAAACAAATTCGCAATTTGCTGTTTTTTCAAAATCGCGTCTTGATAAATATCCAGCTCACGCAATTTGACCATAATTGGTGCAAGCCAAGGCACCCCGCGCATTTGCCCTGCTCTGTCTTCACGATAAACATGAATAACTTGATCTGCGGGTATGCGAGTCGATTGAAAGTTAAGACCGAAATTAGAGCCGGTGTGATAATTATTTAGATGATACGCAACTGTTCGCCCGAGGGAATCTTGCTCGATGCCTTTGATTATTGCTCCGCCGTTTGGAAGTTGCATATCACGCGTATCATCTAAATAATCGGGTTCAAGCACTTGCAGCTGGAGTGGTACGGTTAAGCCGTCAGTTGAAAAACGTGGACGCAAACGAATCAAGCACTCGCCCGACTCCACCACACAGCGCATGACAATGCGTTGCAATCCATAAAAATCATGACGACCGCTTGCGTCGCACTCAGTGGATTCGCTCCATTTTTTCCACGCGGTTTCAAGTGCATCATTATTTTTAACGACGCCGACAATCCCATAGCCGACTGTATGTGATGCAATACATTGCACAATACGTGCGGCATGAGCGTTATTGCGTACTAAGTCGCGTGAACGATTGCGGATTTTAATCAGTGACCATGCAGCAACATTGGCATCCGTATTGGGTGCAACCCAACCCTGTAAACGTGGTGAGCTGCTGCCTGCGTCATAACGACGTTTTTTGATTTTTTGAGGGGATTTTTTAAAGAAGCCAAACATTTATAGCCCCTTTCCAACGGTAAACGTGACACGTCCACCGCGTGTTCGAGAAGTTTCTTCGTTATTTAAACCCAATTCGCTGCGTATGCGATCGCGCAACCAAATCATGTCTTTGGTTGATTGATAGCGTATTTCGCGTCCATTAAAACGAACAGATAGCTGTCCTGAGGATATTGCGGTTTCTAACGCGGTAAGTTGTTCTGTCGTGAATGCCATAGTGAATACAGTATGGCAAAGGGGATGCGAAAAATTCTAGGTGGAATTTTGCGTTTTTGAAATTATTTTAACAACACTTAAAAGCACTCCCCTACCCTAAAAAAATCTATTTTTAACGAAAAAATAGATTAAATTTTAAAGGGCAGGGGAACGTTTTTTTAACTAGCTAAAAAATCCAACATGAACTGTTGTTTATCAGTGACGACTTTGAGCGTTCTTAAATCCGTTATCTTGGCTATATCATTTAAATCGATCACGGTCTGTCTTCTGTCATTCTCATCAGGATTGTCAATCCACCACGCTTTTAACAAACCATCATTTTGATTAAATCGTTTGCCAACTGATAATCGTCTTTTTTCAAAAATACCGTGTTCGTTTTTAAATTCCACCAGCAACGCCATATCTCTTATGTAATCCTCACGAGGAACAGATGGAACGTATGGTCGATCATAAAAGTCACAGATAAACTTTCGGACATCAATAATCAATTCACCCGTTCGTAAATCAATGCACTGCTGAATCTCTGAAATATGAAACGTGCGCTGATCCTCTCTCAAAAAACAAAATGCGTTTATTGAGCCTTCTGAAAAATGTGACTTAAATTTAAATACTTGAATGTCCCGCTCGGTCAATTCCCATTTACTATCAAAATAAACAATGTTGAGCAAAAGATAAGGAACCTTGCTTTGCTTGGGATAAATCTTTCTGACGTTGTCGTTTTCGACTTTATTTTCTTTTTTTGGCTTTTGGTTTAGCTGAGGAAATGAAACATCTCTGTATCTCAGAAGGTTTAACTTCGATAGATCGTTATTGGTATTCCGTTTTGTTGTTTTTTTTGATTCTTTTTTAAAACATAAAAATAAATAACAAATCAACGCAATTAAAATCGTTATGATAATTCCCATAAAACACCATTAAAAAAGTAATAAAAAATAAAAATATCACTTAATTTAGCCGTTATGTCAAACACTTACAAATAAAGTCGATCATAAAATAAAATGATCTACTTTATTTATTTTGCTGGATTTTTTAGCGATGATTTAAAAAATAATTTGAGCATTCAAAAAATGATATCTGCCCGATTTTGCTACCATAAATCAATTTTATCGGATGATGCTGAAGTTGATTTTTAAGTTCTAAAATCAACTTACCTCTCCATTTTGGTTTTATCAAAAAAGAAGTCGATTGATCCAGTCCTTGCTGTGCATTACTTGATCGTAATGTGAAAATGCCCATCACATTATCAGGCATCTCGAATGTTTCCATTATTTGCGCTTTGACAAACTCATTTGGTTTAAGCTTGTAACAATCAACGTCGATTGTCGTAAAAATAGAATCATCAGGTGCATCAGTTCTAATAGCTAAGTTTTCCTGTTTTTCAATCCAAAAACGGCTGTCAAGCCTGACATCTACGTCTGAAAGCCCTATATTCTCTAACGGACAGTTGGAAATATTTTTAATTAAATCAATTAATTTTTCGCCTTGTATAACCATTACAATCCTTACTTGAATTGAAAAATCGAATATTAAGACTAGAAAAATAGAGTAAATTATTTTATTTTAAAACTGTGAACTGCATCACATTTTTTAAAGTGGCATGTTGTTATCTGACAACTGCGCTTGATGCTCTTCTTTTTGCCTATAAAGCTCTTCATATAACTTTGCAGGTGTTTGATACCCTTTTTCTTTTTGGTAGTTTAGTTGTTGTTGTGGTTGTTGTTGTTGTTGTTGTTGTTGTTGTTGTTGTTGTTGTGGTACTTGACCGCTATCGCTGCGCTTGCCGACAAGATCGAGAATCGCTGCATTGATTTCTAGTGCAACTTTTGTTGTGCCGTCATTGGCTTTGTACTCGCTTTGTGTCATCTCGCCCGACACAAATACTTGCTGACCTTTTTTGAGATAATCTTTTAAATTTCCCTCCGCGCGTTTCCCCCAAACAACTACACGAAACCAAATCGTTTGCTGACGATCACCAAACCCGACATTATTGGCTACCGATACATTTAAAACCGCTTGTCCTGAAGGCGTATAACGTACTTCAGCATCACGCCCAATCGTTCCGGTAAAACTAACGACATTACTCATGGTTAATACCTATTTCTCTATCTTCACTACGCATTTCTTTTAATCTCATCAGTGACGCAATGGCCTCGTCTATATCTTGATCGAATGATTTAACCGATTTTCCACACCGCAGAAGTTTTTTAATCGCGTGTTGAAGTGGCGAATTTGTAATTCCATATATTTCAAAAATTCGGTAAGGATCAATTTTTACTCCCATGAACCAAAAATCGTAATGATTTTTATCTGATTTTAATGGGTTAATATTCAAACATTTGCTTTTCACTCGGACACCTTATTAAAATAAGTTGATGTAAAATTTTTAGGCAGCGCATATTTTTCGATAATGGTTTCGCGTATTTTCAATTTCTCCTTCATGTAAAAAATTCTAGCTGATCGTAAATCATCAAACTTGCCGAGAAGAATTTGACTTTTCCCATTTCTTATTTTTGAAACGATTCCACCCGTTTTTTTACAATGCCACGCACCAATTGACGATTTATCAATGAAATTATTGTTCAAATGGTTATATTCGCTTAATGTCATTAACCGCAAGTTTTTCCATCGCCTATCATTTTCATCGCCATTGACAAAAATGACGATTTCTTTTGACGTTGGGTAATGGCCTGTCATGTAACACCAAATGACGTTTTGAATTGTGTAACAAACCGATTTAAACGATACTTGTAACACTGTTTTTTGACCTTTTTTCTGTGCCGTAATATTGATCGGCTTGCCAATCAGCTTATGTCTTGATGATTTAGTTCGAATCAATGAACCATCATCAGGATTATAAAAAGCGAATTTTTTAAACAAATCTTGCCTGTTTAATTTAATTTCGTTTATTTCTTCATGCAAAATCGGCAAAAGTCCATCCGTATTTTTTTCTTTAATTATCATGGCTAATATTGACTTGAATAAGTGATTTTCCATTTTAAAAAGGCTTCTCTCACCGTGTTTCCATAAGCGCATTGCTTTACGCCATTTTTTGACAATGAACACCGCCATTGATTAAACCCAACAACTCGTTGCAAATGTGGACGAGTTGAATTGTTTATATTTTTCATTGTTATTTAAAGTTCTTGATGATCTGTTCAATGCTACGAACGGTTAAATTGAATTCATGCGCTAATTTTTTTGTTGAAATACCCGTTCGTGATAATGAAACAATCTTTTCATTGCGCTCTTGAAAAGGGATTGAGATATACACATTACTGCCGGCAAACTCTTTCAAAATCTCAAACACAGCATCATTCGCTGCATCTTTGCTGATATGTTTTTCTAAAACTGATCTTAAGTGTTGCTTGAATTCATTCATCGTAGATAGCTCGATTGTTTTTTAATGACAGTTTTTCGTGGTGCTTCAATGATTGGTGTATCGTGACTGACGTTTTGAATTGGCTCTGTTGCTTTCGTTGCGATTTCACCAATCAAATCATCCCATTTTGACTTGGTATAAAGATGTAAACGCACCTCGTGATGATGTGCCGCAGCAAAAGCATAAACGTAAGTATCAAGCGGTTCATTTCTTGCCCCCCGTTTATTGATAAATCGATTTGTTTTTGGGTCAAATGTTTCACTGACAAATCCTGAGAAAAATTCCCTACTCAGTTCTTCGCTAAAATGCAGTGATCGTGAGTCAGTTTCTTTGTCTGCGTCTGCTGATAACTTGCTGAAAATTTTGTGCTTAATTGCGATAGTGCCGACGTGCTGAATATGTACACCCGCTCTTGACATTTGACCACGCCAATTGACATCCGCTGCCTTAGGTTTTGATAAAACAGGCGCTGTGGTAGACGTGGCACCGAATATCACCAGTGGGCGTTTAATTAGTCGCTGGCGTACATAATCTTTGACTGCTTCAGTTCGATGACCACCAGCGTCAATTGCTGTAGCAATAATGGGTAATTTTTTTCCGTTTTCGCATTCGATTGGCGTATTCAAAAGTTTGGTTAATTGCTGCCAAACTTCATCCTGAGCAGGATCACCGAGTAATTCAACGTAATCAATTATCCAGCTTGTCATACCTTTGCCCCATCCGACGATTTGCACCGCGAGTCGATTATCTTGCGTATCAACGCCGCAGGTAATTGCGCCAACGCCATAAGGCGCAACGCGCAGCGGATAGTTTTCAGCACGTTCAGCGATAATATTGAGCTTGATTGTTTTCATTAGCGGATCCTCAAACGCTTCCGCCAGCCGGTCGTTGATGAATGTTTTTAGGCGCGAAGAATTGTTTTGGCACTCTAGCCACGTCAATGCTAATTTTTCCCAGCGAACACCTAACCCAATCGGGTAATAAAGGCAATTCAAATGATAACCGCGCAGTTTGCTTTCTGGATTCTCAGCAACCCAACGCCCTTTTGAAATTAACGATGTTTTTTGATGTTCGTAAATTTCGCCTTCACATTCACGGCAAACATAACGTACATTTTTACCCTCTTTTTCCCATTTCAAATTTCGCCAAACTAGTGGCTGCTCGTGCGAACAATGAGGACAAGCAATATAAAATTTGCGCTGATCGCTTTTTTCATAGAGTTCTTCTGTTCTTGATGTGCCTTTGATTTGTGGCGTTGAAGCGTAAAGAATTTTGTAGGTGGCAGGAAAAGCGGAGGTTCGACCAAGCAACATATCAACGGGATCATCCGTTCCGTCGAGATTTGATGAGAAAGTATCTAATTCATCAACTAATAAAATTTTTACCGATGTTGATTTCAATCTTGATGGACTGCCGGCGTGTTCTAAATAGAGCTGACCACCAGCGAAATCTTTGAACGTATTTGTATTTGAACTTTCGCGGCTTGCAATAGACGTCAAAATATCTTTAACAAGCGGAGTTCCTTCAATCAGCGGCTTTAGTTTTTGATTGTTAAATTTTGTAAGTGATACGTCACTTGGAAAACAGCACATAATCGGCGCAGGTGCTTCAACCATTGAGTATGCCATGACGTTAGTGAGTATTTCGCTGTTATGTGTTGGAATCATTTCGCGACCTGCTAGAAATAAATGCGATTCTGAATCAACGCAAATACAACGAACAGGCACCGTTTTTGATAATTCAATATTTACAACTCGTCTTCTCGTTGATTCCAAAATTCTCCGGCCATTTTTTTCTGGTTGAAGCGCTAATTTTCGTTGTAATGAAAAAACAGGAGTATCTGAATATGCGGTAAAACTTATGCAACAAGAATCTTTTCGATATGTCTTTTTTATGTACGCTGTAGGCTTTAAACCAAGTGAAGTAATTAGCTCAATAATCCCATTTGCAAGTGCGGGATAGGAAGATGATATTGAGCATCTCCCCGATTTTTTATTGATAGTCCCGTCTGTATCCATCAATCCTTTTAATAATTCTAATCGTTGTTCAAACGAAGAACGTAAATAACGATCTGGAATATGTTTGTTTTTTATTAAATTTTCAGATTTTAATTTATAAAAAAATGTCCTGTTAATAACCTCATCCATTACAAATCCATATTGGCTATTTTTTGATCCTTGCCTGTAACATTCAGCACATCTATCAGCATTATTTTTTTTATATATACCTGTTTTAAATATATTATGCCCACGCAAACAAATACCATTTCTGATTCCAGAATGATCTAATTTTAAAATCCATGCAGACTTCGTGTCATCGATACTTATGTCGTAGCCATCTTTTTGTATTTTAGAAATGAGATGTGGCGCATCTAGGTAGTGTTGTGTTATTTGAGCGCTTGCACTATTTCCATCACCTAGCCATGCCCCAAGCGTATAGGGTTTTATTGGCAAATTAACATCTGGTATCTGTAACGCCTTTGCTACTGGAATAGCATAAATATTATTTTTTCCATGCTTGAAATTTTTTTCCATCTCATTGGTGGTAATCGTTTCTTTTTTTACATTGTGATAATGGCGATTATTATCGACTGTCCAAAGATGCCCGGCATCAGCAATTATCTCTGCACCATCAGAAAATGTCAGTTTGTAGCATGTATGGTCGGTAAACGTTTCAGATACCGCTGTGACATGACAAGGCTGTCCATTTTCATCAAAAACGACATCACCTATATTGATTTCGCCCATTTCGCTCCAGCCTGTTGGTGTAGCAATAGGTGTATTCAATGCCAATGCCTTCCCAAATTGTATGGGAAGCATTAATACGACTTCTTGCACACCTGATCGAGAACTAAAGCAATCCATGATTTCACGTTGTGGTGGATTTCGTTCAGTTCGCCAAACACCCGCTTCGGCGGACGTTTTGCTCGATAAAATACGATTGGCATCCGCCCATTCACTGACGCTAATATGTTTACGCGGTGAAAATGATTTTGCTAATGCTGAAAATATCGATTTTTCTGCGCTTGGGTAGACTGTTTGAATACTCATACACCACCCAATTTCTTAAATAATTGCGATAATTCAGTTAAAAAATTTTCGTTATAATCGATCATCATAGATTTACAACGTGCCGGATCCGATTCAGCGGCTAATTGTTCAGCCAAAATATCCGGTTGTGCTTCAAATCGGGTACGAATAATTGATGCTGCATTAGAAACTGCTTTAATCACATCATCAGCTGTCAAAAGCAACTTCATCGATGTTTCATATTCCTGTTTTGCCTTCAACGCTTTGTAGCGCTCATTTTGCGTTTTATAATCGTGATATGAACCCTCAACAATTTGCGTTGAGTTATCAAGCAATTCATTTTCAGAAAAAATCGAATTTTCTACCTGCTTTTTTTCTTCACGCTCTGCTTCATGACGTGCCACCACACCGGCTTTTGATAAATCTTTGCTTGATTCGATTAAGGCTAACGATTCAGCGACTAAGATTTTTTTACTTATTTCATCGAATACCAAGCGGCCATATTTCCCAAGTTCTGTGACGTATGACGGTTTTTTATTGATGATCTTGGCAA